CTAAACGCAGACGCATTTGACCTTTCTGGTTTGACCGAGTTACAACTTGGTTCTATCGGTGCTCAAATCGGTGCAACAATTAATGAATTCAGTACAGATGGAACTTTAGCAGGTAATTCTGATACTGCCGTGCCAACAGAGCAGGCAGTTAAGACTTATGTTGATACAAATTCATTCTCAACTGGTAAGGCGATTGCAATGTCAATCGTTTTTGGTTAATAAATATTACGAAAAAGAGGTAGAAAAAAATGGCAAATCCAAATATAGTATCAGTCGCAACGATTAATGGTAAAACTGATTCTGGCGAATTGAACACTACATATACAACTGCTCTCGTATCAAACGCTGCTAGTTCAAGTAAAATTTATAAAATAAATTCTATCACTTGTGCTAATAAAAGCGGAACAGATACTACAATGAGATTTAGTTTCTATAACGGTTCAAACGACAGATTTTTAGCTTACAACATTAATGTTCCTGGTAATACAGTTGCTTTCGTTACAGATAAAAACTCAACTTTTTATCTTGAAGAAGGTGATTCAGTTAGAGGCGGTGCAGCTTCTAACAGTAGATTAGACTATGTGATTTCTTACGAAGAAATTAGTTAATAACAGGAGTTAAATTTAATGGCGAGAATAGGACCGTTTTACGGTAGAAAATCCAGCAGAAGAGGTAACAATAGTTATCTTGGTGCTCAGGAATCTTATCACCACGACACCAATAGAAAGACTGTCATGGACCAATCCCCTAGTTCATCAAAGGGATACCATGCTATAGGATTGAGAGATATGGATACAGTTATATCTGGTGCATATCAAGCTGGTGCTGGTTATAAACCTATTTCGGCTCAAGTTGACTGGAGTGGTACAACATCTCACAGAGATTTTTCAAATACTAATAACACCAATAACGAAGCATACGGTGGTGGTTCAGTAGGTTTAGCTTCAAATGAAACTGCTAGACAGATTAATAGAATGAGAATTTATGAGGGTCGTATTGCACAATCAAACTATCCTTACTATAGACCTATGTTTAGTGTTGATGATGTTATGCATGAAGTTTATGATTGGGCTCAATCATCTTATGGTGGTGCTGACGCACAAGGATTTAGGGACGCAAGTTCAGCTGGTGCTCAATGGCGATACAGACAAATTATTGCTATGACATATACAGGTGGTGGTTATAAAGATGGTTCACCGTGGAGACAAATTCATAGAACAATACACTCTACAGACCAAACAACAAATTTAGGTAACTTAATGGACCACCCTGGTTCATATTGTGCTGGTGCATGTAACGATACTACTTTTTACATGTATTCAACACCTACTGATAATGCTCACTCAACAGCTTCTACAAGAACAAGTGCTGTTCACATGTTTACAGAAACAGGTAAATCTCACAACGGAAACTTTGACGCATACAATTCAAGACAAGATTTAAGTAACTCACAAAAGAATAATGAATATTCATTCTTTACAGGTGCTCATGGTCCTGCTACATTTGATGTTATTAACTTAACTGTAGAATGTAGATTTGCTCAATTTGGTACAGGACTAAATGATACATCTTCAGCATTCCAAGATAAAGATTATGGTTACCATTGGGACGATAACGAAGGAAGAAAAGTTAACTTCTATACTTTCTCATCTTCAAGTTCTACTCATTGGGCTGCTCACGGACAACAAAAAGGTATTCCGTCAACATTAAGAATTGGTTACTGTGGTAACGAGGGTTCTTACATGGGTGGTTACAACTTTAGAAGATGGAATTTAACAAGTGATTCTAACATTGGTAATGTAAGTAAAATTCAAACAAACATGGGTGAAGAAAACTTTGGAATGGGTATGGATTGGCAGTATATGATAGGTAACTTTGATGGTGCTCAAAACAATGAGTCACATAAACTATACTATGCTACTGATACAGGTAATGTTCCAAGTGGTTCTCAACCTACGGCAAATGCAGGTCAATCATCAGGACATTGCGGCTGGCGGGCATAGATAAATAGATATAATAATTAAAAGCGAGGAATATTATGAAGCGTACAGACATTGATTTGACTAACGATACATCAATCGTTGAATTTGCCAACGAAAAAGTAAGTTATCATCAACCAAAATTTAAGACAGAGCATTTTGTGGGTGGTTCTCAAATGACACCATTCAAAAAAATGCAACAATACTTTATTGAGTTAAGAGTAAAACAAGACGCATTTTTACAATGTGAATTTGAAGGTGCGAAAAAAGAATTAGAAGTTGAGATTGAGGAAGAAAAACTAAAGAGAGCTGAAGAAAAAGGCGACAAGTTAGAAATTGCTTATCAAAAACTTGACTTGTTACAAATTAGAAAAGACTTGAAAAAGTTTAATGATAATCAAAGACAAGCTCTTAAAGAAAAAGACCACTTGTTACAATTGGTCAGAGAATTAGACGCAAGTCCTCAAGGTACTTTACCAGATGGTATGAAACTTCTTGATGTTTTTGGTAATGAAGAAAAAGAAGAACAACTTGAAAAAGAATACTGGACTATGAGATTGGCTAAACAAGCTTCTACAGAGATGTTAGCATATGGTAAAGTAGGTACTGGTAATATTGACGCAATTGCAATGTTGCCAAACGATACACAAGAAGAGGTACTTGAATTAGCAACACAATATTCTACTAGATTTGCGATAGGTATGAATAAAATACAAGACAAAGTTGTTAATGATATGAGAATTGGATTTCAAGATGATAAAACTAAAGAAAGATTAATGTCAATTGGTCTATCAGCTGGTCTTGAAAAAGAAGATTTGTTAAAAAACGAGGTTGAAGAGAACAATTCCGTTATAAATAATAAGTATAAAGAGATAGAAACTCCATCACAAGAAGATGGTTGGTCTTTAAAGGAATAAGATATGGCAAAAATTTATGTAGTTTACAAAGAAAATCAGATTGAAATGGCTCCAGGCTGGATTACTGATTATCATTCATACAGTTCGTACAAAATAGGTGTTGTTGAAGACGAGTATCAAGATATGAGAGTAGAGTTAGACCATATCAATGCTGACGCTTTACCAGCAGACTTAGCAAGATTTTCAATTTTTGCTAATGCTTACGGCGGTACAATAAAATTAAGAGTAGGTTCAGAACCTGCTGATGATTATCCTCAATTAGGTATTTCAGAGGATCCTGACGCAAACAAATATGTACATACTCTATCAAGTGATGAAGTTGCTGGTGCAGTAGCATTCAATCATTATATTTTCAAAAGAATTATCAGAGATAGATACAATCAAAAGTTTAAAGAATTAAGCAAGTGGTCTTCTTCACTAGAACAAGCTACTTGGGAACAACAAAAGTCTGAAGCAGCTGCTTGGACAGCAGACAACTCGGCAAGTACACCAATGTTATCAACAATGGCAACTGCTAGAGGTCTTACAGTTTCAGCCTTGGTAGCAAAAATCAATACTAAACTAACATCATATAATAATGCATTAGCAACACAACTTGCTGAACAAAAAGATTTGGAAGATGAAGTTGACGCATTAGCTGATATCGCAGCTTGTCACAAGTGGCGACATGAGAAACTTGGTATTGGTGTTACTGCTGCTCAATTAGAAGATGATTCATCTATTGGTGACCCACCTACTAGAATTACTTTTTAGTAACTTTTAGTTGTTGTTTTATATTATGATTTTATGTTTAGCGTACCATTAAACCCTAAATTATCACCGGAACAGTTTGATACATTTATTGAATTCTTAAAGAGAAATAAGAGTTTAATTTATGATGTCTATTTCACAAGCCGGATTCCACCCTTTATGCAAGACGCAATGGGTGATGTCTTTAGCGAAACACAATACAATTTAATTAACGAGAATGCCTTTATTATACCAAAGGTAACAGGCATTCCGTTATCTGCTACATTCAATAACATAGAAGTACCACCTTCTGGTACAAATTTAGAATCATTCATAGAAAATTTTAAGATACTATACGACAAGGGAGTCCGTATAGTTACAATACCACATACTTTGTGGATGTTAACAGGCCGTTTTCAACAAGCATATCCAGATGTGATGGTTAAGAATACCATATTAAGAAACACACAGAGAGCAAATGAAGTTATAAAACAAGTAGAGGCCGGTTTTCATTACATTAATTTTGATAGAGATTTGATGAGAGATGAAGATACTTTAAAGCGTATGCAAGACGCAAAGAAGTATTGTAAGGACAAGTTTGGCATTGATGTCAAATATAGCTTACTGGCAAATGAGGGCTGTTGGGGTAACTGTCCTGTACAAGACGAACATTTTTTATATAATAACACTAGAAAAGAGGGTACACAACCGACATACTTTGGTACAAAGATTGCTCAGTTTTCATGCCCTAAATGGGAGAAACAAGACCCAGCATATCAATGGAGAATAGCAGACTTTCCACCATGGAAAGAAGAGTGGGATAGATTACTTCAATACATTGATGTTGTTAAAATGCATGGTAGAGAAAGTGTTTCTAGGCTCTTTGAAACAATGAGTATCATTGATAGATACCGTGAAGATAAAGATATACTAGTTCAAGAGTTTGAAGTCTATACAAAAGAAACATCTTTTGACGAGAAAAGAATTACAGCATGGCGTAACAAGATAAGAAACTGTAAGTTTGATTGTTGGGACTGTAATGTATGTGATTTAATTGTTATGAAGAACAACCAAAAGGTTATGATTGACACAGTTAAAAAATCATTAGACAAAGCAAAGAAAGAACAATCAAAACTATCTCAAACAACATTAGATATACCTGGACTAACATCTCATAAAGTTAAACACTTTATCAATAACATGATGGAAATGCCAGATACAAGTTATCTGGAAGTAGGTGTATATCAAGGTGCTATGTTTGCCTCTGCTTTAGAAAAGAATAATATAGTTGCAAGTGCAGTAGATAATTGGTCAGATACACATAATGTACCAATGAGAGATGTTGATATAAACGCAGAAAAAGGAAGCACTAAAGAATTATTTAAAAAGAATATAAGACCACATGTAAGTGGTAAATCTATTACTATCGTGGACTCGGACTCGGAAGATTCTTTGAGCAAGTTACCTGTAAAATCAAATGTGATACTCTATGATGGCGAACACACCGTGGAAGCTCACTATAATTTCTTGCATAAATATAATAGTAAAATAGATAATACTTTCTGTTTAATTATTGATGACTGGAACTGGTCACAAGTAAGACATGGTACAGAAAGGTCAATAGAGAAACTAGGTTATAAAGTATTATTTAAAGAAGAAATATATACGAAAGGGGAAGACCCTACTGATTTTTGGAATGGTTTGGGTATTTTTGTTATTAATAAATGATATTTAAAAAAGATAATACAGTAAGATTTGTCAGCTCTGTAGCTGGTGTTCCTGACTTATATCCTATTACTTCTATGTCTGAATATAAACCTGAATGGGTTGGTAAGGCAAGAGAAGACTATAAACAAAATTACAAGAAAAACGAAAAATACAATCATGTGACTTTATGTCCTGGCATATTTGATATGTTCAAGGTTGGTTGGTATGTACCTATGTGGTATGATGTACATATACAAACTAAAAAAGGTGAGCCTGGTTTCCAATGGAAAGTTGCAACACCAGAGATGACCAAAATACATGAGATGAATATTATAGATACTCATGGTGACGCAATAACAAAACATATTCCTAAAAGAAAAGGTACTATAGATAATATTGTTAAGATTAATACACCTTACAGTATCGTAGCACCAAAGGGTTTGAAGTTTTTATTTTTACCTATGCCGTATGCAGATAACTTTGACTTTGAAAGTGCAACAGGCATACTAGACCCAGCAGAAAGTAACGAATTAAATATACAACTAAACTGGAATGTAGAAGATGGTAATGTATTCTTAAAAGCTGGTACACCCTTAATGCAAATTATACCATTAACAAAAGAAAATGTTAATATGATTTGTGAAGAGGCAACCGAAAAGGATAAGAAGTGGATTAACAAACAACACTTCTTTAAAACTCATTCGTTTGGACCTATAAGAAATAGAATTAAAAGTTTGTATGAGGAGTGGTATCAATGATAGAATCTATATTTGCAACACCATTATATAAGAGTGATAATTACTATAAATTTTCTGATAAAGAATTAGAGTTTTTAAAATCTTTAGAGATGATTGATAACAGAGGTAATGAGGTCACTAAAGAGAAACACTTGTTTGAACATGAAGAAATGTCACAGCTAAAAAATTGGTGTGAGAAAAATCTAAATTACTTCATGGAACAAATGGGCAAGATGAAGAGTGCAGAGTTTTATATTACACAATCGTGGCTTAATAAAACTGTACCACAAAAACATCATCACTCACACATGCACCCGAATAGTATTATATCTGCTGTATTATATGTTGAAGGACCTACATGTCCGACTTTCTTTTACAACAGAGATAGTTTTAATAATTTTACTTTCTTTGATAGAATAAAAGGCAACCCTTTTACAGCGAATAAAGTAGGAGTAGTAAATGAACCAGGTAGACTTGTTTTATTTCCTAGTTATCTACACCACGAGGTAGATGTTAACAAAGGTAATTCAGACAGATACACCATATCATTTAATACATTTGTAAAGGGTAAGTTTGGAGATTATAAAGATTTAACGGAGTTAGAAATATGATTGATTTTTTATTAAAAGGACAAGTCTATTTGTTCTTAATAGTATTTGTGATGATGATTGCAGGTATGATTAAAGATAATAACCTGTTTAGTGATGTGTTCGCATTTCTAAAAAGAAGTATTAAAAGTAACAGAGCTATTGTTGCTATGTTTAGTGCCTTGACCGGTATATTACCTATCAAAGGTCGTGTAACTGTATCAGCAGGTTTGTTAGATACATTGGCACCTAAAGACAAAAAGAAAAGAGAGAAGTTTGGACCTATAGACTTTATGTCCTCACACCATTATTACTTTTGGTCACCTATAGAAAAGACTGTTATCTTACCTATGGCTGCATTTGGTTTATCTTATACTGCCTTTCTTGGTATGATGTGGCCATTGATTGCAACTACATTTGCTTACATACTTTGGTATCTAATTTTTATGGTAAAAGATAATGATATTGAATTAGTAGATACTAAAAAGAAAATTAAAATAAGTAGAATTACAAGATATGTATTGCCTTATATTATTGGTGTAGCAGCCGTAATTGCAGGTGTAAATTTCTTATGGGCATTTGGTGGTTTAACAGCCTACTATATGGTTGTTACTCGAACATTTGATTTTAGAAAACTATTAGGTTATGTTGATTGGAAGATTGTAGCTTGGGTTGCATTAATTATTATACTTGCAAATACAACAAGATTATATACAGCTGATATTAAATTATTTTTAGTTAATATGGGTGTAGATATGAATAGTGCAGTAGGATTTGGTGCTATATCATTACTAGCATTTGCTTTTGCATGGGTATTAGGTTCATCAAGTAGATTTGGTGCTATCACAGTAATACTAACTAGTCTATATGGTATAGAATACTTAATGTGGTTTTTCGCAATTGACTTTGCTGGATATATACTATCACCTATGCATAAATGCGTTGCAATAGGTAAGATGTATTTTGGAACAAAACTATCTTATTATGTTAAACTATTAGGTGGCTGGGCATTATTACTAGTCGCTGTATCAGGAGTTATGCTTTATGCTTGACATTAAAGAATTAACAATGGAACACCACAAAGACGCTGAAAGGCAAGGCTTTGTAAAAATATTAATGTCTGGTAATATAGACCATAAGTTATATGCAACATACTTATATAATCAGGCACAATGTTATGCTGTATTAGAAAAATATGGTTTACACAATTCTCTTTTTAGAGATACACCAAACTTATTAAGAACCGAACATATACTATATGATTATAATTCATTTGGTATTGAAACTCCAGAGATGACAGAGAGTACAAAGAAGTATGTTGACCATATCGAATCTATACAAGATGAGGCAATGAAACTATATGCTCACATTTATGTAAGACATTTAGGAGATTTATCTGGTGGCCAAATGATTAGAAGAAAAACACCTGGTCCTAATAGATACTATAAGTTTAAAGATAAAGAAGTGGCAGAATATAGAAGAATAGTTAAAGAAACAATTAACACTTACTTGAATGTATATGAACATTCCGTTTTACCCGAAGCAATATTTTGTTTTGAGAGTGCAACAAATTTATTTAAAGAAATGAGGGAACTCCATGATTTGGGATAGACTAATAAAGAATAGTGAAACTATAATTAAAAAGTTAGACTTTCATATGACAGAGTACCAAGAACCTGGTATGGAAAGATTTAATCAAGATGGTTGGACAAATAGAACATGGTATAGAAGTAGTGTCAGACGAGCTCATGTAGATATTGTTGACGCAAGAGAAACTAAAGGACTTTGGATGATGCATGTATGCATGTTTCCTATGTTACAAAATAGTGGACCAATCTTTGGTTGGGATATTATTGCAGGACAAAAAAAGGTTACAGGTGCATTTCACGACTTCTCACCACTATTAGATAAAGAACACCCTATGATTAAGATATTTGGTGACGAAGCAAAGAAGTTTGAAGCTTCTAAAAAAAGAGATTTGCCTGATTGGGCTATGAAGATTTTTAGTCCTCATATGATTGCAGCTGGTAACATTACAGAGATGAAAGAACTCAATGATATATGTAGATTGGTTGAGAATAATCTGACCCTATATGTTAACCACATTGAAGATTATGATTATAAGGCTTCAGAACCAGATGTAATTAAGGCACAGAATTACTATAGTGAACATCAACAGATGAATCCACATACGCCTAGAGTTATGCAATCACTTGGTTTACCTGAAGAGGATATAAAAACCTTTTGTTCCGACAATCTCTTCCCTATCATTAAATAATTCTTATAAATATACCAGAAAAGGTATCAATTATGGCAAAACCAGCAACTAGAGAAAATTTAAAACAGTATGCTTTAAGAGCGTTAGGAAAGCCTGTTATTGAGATAAACGCAGATGACGACCAGTTAGAAGATAGACTGGACGAAGCCTTACAGTATTTCGCACAATATCACTATGACGGTATTCAAAGAGCCTATTTAAAGTATCAATACACCGAGGCTGATAAGACTCGAATGACTGCTGATTCTACTGAATCAATTACAAAGAACGGCGTCACTACATCATGGAAAGAAGGCAATAACTTTATCGTTGTTCCTGAAAGTGTAATATCAGTAATCAATATATTTCCATTTTCAAATAAGTCTAATATGAATTTGTTTGATGTTAGATATCAAATGAGATTAAATGACCTATATGATTTTTCATCTACAAGTGTTATCAACTATGATGTTGTATTAAGACACCTAGACTTTTTAGACCATATCTTGGTGGGAGAGAAACCATTAAGATTCAATCAACATGACAATAGACTTTACATTGACATGGATTGGACAAATGATTTAGCAGTAGGCGAATATGTAGTAATCGAAGCATATAGAAAAATGGACCCTACAGTACATACAGATGTATATGACGACATATTCTTAAAAAGATATGTTACTGCTTTGTTTAAAAAACAATGGGGTGCTAACCTATCAAAGTTTGATGGTGTAGCAATGATTGGAGGAGTTACATTAAATGGAAGACAAATTTATTCAGAGGCTTTACAAGACATTGAAAAGTTAGAACAAGAGATTAGAAGTACCTTTGAATTAAATCCGGCAATGATGATTGGATAACAAATCATGGCAGTAAACCACTATTTTCAAGGCGGCAGAGGTATCGGCAATGACTCTGAAAAGAGATTGCATGAAGATATTATAATTGAAAGTCTAAAGATTTTTGGACAGGATATTTACTATCTACCTAGAACACTTGTAAATAGAGATTTAGTTTTAGGAGAAGATACATCTAGTAGATTTGATGATTCATATTTACTTGAAATGTACTTTGAAACAACTGAAGGATTTGCTGGTGAAAATGAAATCATCAATAAGTTTGGTTTAGAAATTAGAGATGATACTACACTTGTATTATCTAAAAGAAGATTTGAGGACCATGTTGCAAACAAAGCAACATTAACTGCCACAGGCAGACCAAATGAAGGAGATATAGTATTTGTTCCTTTATTAAATGCTTTCTTTGAGATTAACTTTGTAGAAGACCAAGAGCCATTCTATCAACTTGGCAACTTACCAGTATATAAATTAAAAGTAACTCGTTGGGAATATGCTAGTGAACAGATTAATACAGGTAATGAAGTATTAGACCAAGTAGAAGATAAGTACACACTAGATACACTACAACACAAATTAACTTTAGAGTATGGTCAAGAGGTATTGACAGGTGCAGGTTCAATTGTACTAGAAGATTATCACGATTATTCTACAGGTCAACCAGCATTGTTAATGCAAGAAACATATGTGGCCACAAATATACAAACACAATCGCCATATGCAAGTAATTTAGATTTAAATGCTGAAGCAGGTTATGATACAGTCGGTGATTTATCAGACGACATACTTGACTTTACAGAAAGAAATCCGTTTGGAGAGGTTGACGAATAATGTTTGGAACTCATTTTTATAACGAAGGATTAAGAAAGTTAACTATTGCATTTGGTCAGATATTTAACAATGTAATAATTCAAAACACTAGTAGCACAGGTGCAATCACAAAAAGATTAAGAGTGCCATTGGCATATGCACCAAAAGAAAAATTTTTAGTAAGATTAGAACAACAAGCTAATCTATCACAAGATAGAGAGGTTGCAGTTACATTACCTAGAATGGGTTTTGAAATTACTGGTCTATCATATGACGCTACTAGAAAAATTAATAAAATGCAGAAAACAATCAGAGTAAAATCTGGTGAAGATGGTAAGAAAATGGAATATAATTATGCGCCAGTACCGTATAATATTAATTTTAATTTATATTCTTTCACAGCAACTGCTGAAAATGGTTTACAAATCATTGAACAAATACTACCATACTTTCAACCAGAATATACTGTTACAATGAATGTTGTTCCTGAATTAAATATTAAAAGAGATATACCTATTATATTGAATAGTGTAAACTATGAAGACACATATAATGGAGAATTTACACAAAGACGAGCAGTAATTTATACATTAAGTTTTACTGCTAAAACATATCTATATGGTCCTATGACTAATAGTGGTGTTATTAAGTCAGTACAGGCCGACCTTGGTGCTGATACTGAACAGAAATTAACGAGAGAAGAAAGAATTATTGTTGTACCAAAACCAACAACAGCAGATGGTGATGATGACTTTGGATTTACAACAACTATTAGTTTCTTTGATGATAGTAAACGATACAATCCAGTGAGTGATACAGATGAGTAAATTGGAAGATAATGTAAATGAAATTTTAGGTATTGAAAAAGACAGCACAACAGCTGTTAAGATTGCTGACTTTCAGCAACCAGCACCTGTACCTAGAAAGATAGATGAGAAAAAAGATGACATTGATAATGACTATGTAAATAGTAGAGAAAACTATTACAATCTTATTGATAAAGGTAATGAGGCAATTGAGGGCATACTTGATATTGCAAAAGAGGGTCAACACCCTAGAGCATATGAGGTCGCTGGTCAGTTAATTGGCCAAGTTGCAGGTACAGTAGATAAGTTACAAGACTTACAAAAGAAATTAAAAGATTTAAAAGAGTTACCTAAAACAGCGAACACAAATATTAAAAATGCTTTGTTTGTAGGTTCTACCAATGAACTACAAAAAATGTTAAATAGGAAAGATGATGAAGTTATTGAAGGCACAGAAACAGGTACCGAACAAGATAATACTGGAAATAAGTAAAATCCATTTTATCAAGTCTATGACGCCTTTACCTGATTTAATTCACGGTAAGCCATTACTAAACCCAATCGAAGTAAGACAACATCATTACTCACTACAACCTAGAAAGGGTGTTGGTGGTAAATCATATGCAGAGAAAAAATATTCAGTCTTTAGAGGTAGTCAAAGAGTACAGGCTGCCATTAGAATGGGTTATACACACATTGAGGGAGTTGTAATAAATGAGTGACGCATATCTAGGTAACCCGAATCTTAAAAAGGTTAACACACCTATTGAATTCACAAAAGAACAGATAAAAGAATATCAAAAGTGTGCTCAAGACCCTATCTATTTTATGACCAATTACATCCGTATTGTGTCACTAGACGAGGGTTTAGTGCCGTTCAAGATGTACGACTTTCAAAAACATATCGTGAGGACAATCCATGACAACCGTTTCACTATTTGTAAACTACCTAGACAAAGTGGTAAATCTACAACTACTGTGTCTTATCTGCTTCA